CTCTTTTACTGAGTTTGGTAATGGTGAAAAAGAGTTTACATTTCATGCAAAATTTGAAGACTCAGATATTCAAAGCCTTTTAAATTTTTATGGACAACTTTCTTTGAAGTTTGTAAGAGATAACTACCCAGGCCCATTTGATGATTATGACAGTTCTAAAACTCACATCGCCAGATTTGTTCAGGGAGATGGAATGCATGAGCACTTCGACTCTACAAAGCCAAATGATATAGCGACATTAATATATCTAAATAACGACTATGTAGGAGGAGAAATATACTTCCCAGACTATGACGTACATATTAAGCCTGACGCTGGAGATCTTGTATGTTTCCCAGATACTCCAGATTTTGTTCATGGCGTTAAGCCAATAACTGAGGGTATCAGATATACATCACCACGATGGTTTACACGCATAGTGTGATAAAATAGACCTATAATGTCTAATCCATCAAATCTATATGCAGAAAAAATTTATGCAGAGCACCCCATCGCTCTCTGGTCCCTTGATGACAAGGCTGACTATATAAGCCTAATAGACGAATCAGATCGTAATATTACTTTGTGGACTATAACAAATGCTACATCCTCAGTTCATTCTTTATCTGATGAACCATTTCCAGAAAGCCAAACTACAAAAATAACTGGTATTTTAACAGAGGATGATTTTGGTCAAATAACTTGCATTAGCAATAATATTGTTAATTTTTCATCACTAAATAAAACACTATCAACATTTTCAATAGGAGCATTCTTTAACTCAATAAGTGCCTATGCATCTAGTTTTGAAATAGGATATGAGTATTATGATACAACATCTGGAAGCACAATTCAAAGATTAAAGTCCTACACAACGTCTGTTAAGGATAGATGGTTTTTTATATCAGAAACCTTCGACATCCCAGAAGATAATACTGAGTTTAGAATTGTTCTAAAAATTAACTACATAGGTGGTGCATCAACTACAGATGACTACCAATTCTTAGTTAATGGTATTACTGCTGGTCAATGGTGCGAAGAGTTTAATTCTTCATCTTTAGGAGTTCAAAAGACCGCTCTTCCATCATCTATTGCCCTACCTTCATCTTTTGGAATTGAAGCAGATGCTTACGGTCTTCAAGAAAACAAGGCATATTATATAGTCAAAGATAATAGTCTTGTAGCAAAAAATACAGGAATACCTCTTGTTTACGGTGCTTCAAACCTAACAAAACTTTTGCCAAATGCAAACATGCCATCGTTAATAATTCCAGGACTTGGATTTTTATCTGAAGCGGGACAGTATAAAGAATACACATTAGAGGCATGGCTAAGAATCAATTCAGACTCTGTCACAAAGAAGCGAATAATTGGTCCAATTGCTTCTACTGATGGAATATATGTAGAGGGACCTTTTATTATTTTAAAGGTTGGCAATAATTCTGGATCTTATTATGTAGGAGAGTGGACTAGACCCATGCTCATTCATATTAGATTTTCAGAAAACACTTCATCACTTCTTATAAATGGTGAGCAGGTTATATCTTTAAATTATCTTGGTTCTGAACTTGACTTTCCTTCAAAATTAAATTCATCATCAAAAGATCAAGACTGGATAGGATTTTATGCATATGAAGATGTTTCTCCAATAGAGGTAGACTGTGTCGCAATATATACTTATCAGGTCCCAGCAATTCTTGCCAAAAGAAGATTTGTCTATGGGCAGGGGGTTGAGTTTCCAGAGGGTATAAATCAAGCGTACAGCGGATCCTCTGTTTACATTGACTATCCCTTTGCAGACTATACAAATAATTATTCATACCCAAATATAGGTAAGTGGGGACAAGCAATTGTTGACAACCTTAGTGTTGAAAATAATCTTTTATGTACTCCAGATTATAAACTTCCAGAAATAGTCTTGGGATCATCGAACATAGATCAGTTGTATTCTAATCTTAAAAATGCTCAAAATGAAACAAACAAGTTTTTTTCTTTTAATTCTGTATCAAGTGGATATATGTATTTTGACAACCTAAACTTTTTAAATCAAAAGGTTAGATCGTTTTATGGATCATTTAAGTTTTTACAGGAGCCAAACTCAACTCAAATACTATTCAGAGTAGAGTCTGAAAACTCATCAGATTATTTTGAGATATCTACACAAAACAAAGATATTATTTATAAGTTAAGGTATGGGGCAACAGAAGAAGTTATTGCAACATTTTCTTGGTCTGGCTCAGATCCATTTAGTGGAATAGCGCTAGACGAAATGTTTTCTGCTGGATTAGATATTGAAAAAGCCTCTAAATACTTTGGAGGAAATCTTGCTTCTTTCTTTGGTAATATTAATACATTAAAGTTTTACATAGGGGGAAGATCAAACTTAACACAAACCTTCACTGGTAAAATATATAAGGTTGGTTTTTGTACAGCAAGAAATCACAAAAAGATTGAGTACTTGTTTAATGAAAGAGGAATACCTTTAAACGATGAAAGCGTCTTTGGATTATATTCAGATACAGTAGACGTTGAATACAATTCTACAGATAATTACTTTGGAACCAATGAAGCAGAGTGGGACCAGGTGGTTGATTCTGGAAGTGTAGATTCGTACCCACTAGAAGGCTTTCAGGTTCATACAGCAAGTTACACTCTTTCTCCTTCAAGTTACTTTGATGAATATGCTCTAGATATAGATATCCAGGGTTACTGGGAAGACTACATTCCTCTTACATATTTTGCTCAGTATGTGGAAGATGAAAAAAACAGTTCTTACTATGATCTAGATCTTTTACAGTTTAATATTAATTATCCAGCACCATCAAATTTTATTGAAGAAGAGCAAACTGGAGAATGGACATACAAAGAGTTGACAGATGAGTATAACTTGCCAATTCAAAGAACTTACCAATCATTAGACAATCAGTTGTTTACTGGATACCTAAACTATGATGATTTAAAAAACAGAGTATACAAAAATTATAAGTATGACACATCAAATTCTTTAGTAAAATCTTATGTAACATTTCAATATATAGCCAATGGAGCAAACCTTTCAGAGTCAAACTTTGTTAACATAGAAAAGCCATCTAACGATTCAATTGTTGTTCCAGGAGAAAACTGGATGAGTACAAAGTATGAAGTGGTAAATAATATGATTATTTATCCACCAAAAGATGTTCGTGTATTAGACCTTGCTATAGTCACACATCTAGATTTTAATGTAAAGGGAATTATAAATAACAGGGTAAAAATAAGAAATCTTGAATATGCTTCTCAAGCATTTAATTCAACATCCCCAAATCCAATTGGTACAAGATTTGGAAATGATATCTATCCATACAGAAAATCTGGATTCTATTACGACTACAAGTCTAGAAATCCTTTTACAATTTATAAGGGCAGTTCTCCCTATCTGTATCTTACAAGATATACGGGTATAGAATTAAAGGGGACATATGACCCAATAGTTAATCGTGGCCTTTCTATTGCTATTAACAAAGAAATGTCAAGCAACTACAAAGTAATGGCTATGCAAGCAGCGATTCGCTATGATCAAGATGCTTTCCCTTATGCCTCAACAGAAATATTTGAGATTAAGTCAAAAAATACACACATCAAGTTCTATATGGTTGCAATACATCCAAGTGGAGAAAGAGCAAAGATATATGCTTTAAATGTTAAAACTGGAAGACTTGAAGATGGAATTGGTTTTTATTGGAACGGAAAATTAGTAAAAGAACCAGTAATTACAGTTAAAGAGTGGGGATTCCTAGGTATTGCATTTCCAACACTTTTAGACTTTAACTCTAGGGTTGGATCAATTAATCTAAACGGACCTATAACATTTAACACAATATCTTATTACCAGTCAACCAACCTTCAAGAGGTTCAGAAGGTAGATGTTAGACCTTGGTTTGCTGTTAAGTATGCAATACCTCTCACCCTCGAGTGGGATTACTGGAAAACCTCTCCCTCTGTTTGGGATGGCGTTTTGATTCTATCTTCAACAAGTTATTATGGTGTAGATCCATCAACGATCTATAAGAGTTATACTGGAACAAATAAGATAATTATTGACACTGACAAGGTTTTTACAGTTAACGGATATGAGTATACGGTCTATAAAGGTATTACTTCGAAACAAATAACCGCTGATGCCGTCTAATATGGTATACTTATATACATGAATCCTCAAGATCCACGCAAAAAGAAGAAGCAACTGCCTAAAATGAAAGGGCAAGTGGGTGAGTCCCGTGCAAAAATTATTGAAAAGCACTATGATTGGGGACTTTATGTATACAAGAAGGCTAACGGAAAATGGTTTACAGATGGAAACGGATCAGTATTAAACATAGAGTCTATGAAAGGTGACATTCTGCAGATATCTAAATTAAAAGATGCTGCAAAATATTACGGGGATGAGGGAGATGGAACCTGTGTATTTGTTCCAGGGCTTACAAGAATTTCAGAAGAAGAATACTCTGAGCAAAAACAAAGACTGTCAGAAGGACTTATCCCTTCTATGAACGATCTTGGTGCAGTACAAGCAGCCAAGGACACTATTGCAAAATATGGAAGTGATGACTAATGAGTGAAGATAGAGATTTTTTTATTAGAGCAAAGACAGATACTCCACTGCCAGAAGATGATACGTTTACAAAGCAAGACCCATTTAATCAATCTTGGGATGTTATAAAAGATTTGCAGGGACTAGACGCTAACTTTAAAAGAAGAACTTCTCGTCTAGTAAAAGGAGAAGCAACTCCAGCATACATAGAAAGTTCAAGAGCAGAAAGTACTGGTCGTGATGGAGCGAAGTCTAAAGAAATTAATTCAGGAACAGTATTTAGAAATGCTTACGGACTTTTCGATGTAATTACACCACCATGGAATTTGTACGAACTTGCAAGTTTCTACGATACATCATTTGCAAACCATGCAGCAATTGACGCTAAAGTTGAAAACATTGTTGGCCTGGGATATGAGTTTAAGGTTTCTGCAAGAACAATGCTTAAGTTAGAAGCATCAGAACCAAAGACAGCAGAAAATGCACGAAAGAGAATTGAAAGAGCAAAGATTGAGTTAAGTGATTGGCTAGAATCTTTAAATACAGAAGACTCATTTACCACTACGATGGAGAAGGTCTTTACTGATCTCCAAGCAACTGGAAACGGTTATTTAGAAGTTGGTAGAACAGTACGTGGAGATATTGGTTATGTTGGACACATACCTTCAACAACAATGCGTGTTCGTCGTCTTCGTGATGGATTTGTTCAGGTAATCGCAAACAAAGTAGTTTACTTCCGTAACTTTGGTGCAACAAACACTAACCCACTTGGAACTGATGCTCGTCCTAATGAGATTATTCACTTTAAAGAATACTCACCACTAAATACATTTTATGGCGTACCAGACATTATGTCTGCAATTGGATCACTTCATGGAGATCAACTTGCATCACAATACAACATCGACTATTTCCAAAACAAAGCAACGCCAAGATATGTTGTAACTTTGAAGGGTGCTAAATTATCTGCTGAGGCAGAAGACAAGATGTTTAGATTCTTGCAGACTGGTCTTAAGGGACAAAACCACAGAACATTATACATTCCTCTGCCAGGAGATTCTGATACTAACAAGGTAGAGTTTAAGATGGATCCTGTAGAGAACGGAATTCAGGAAGCATCATTTAAGGAATATCGCAAACAAAACAGAGACGACATTCTTGTTGCACATCAAGTGCCTCTTTCTAAGATTGGTGGTTCTGATTCAGCAGCCATTGCAGCAGCACTATCTCAAGACAGGACATTTAAGGAGCAGGTTGCAAGACCAGCACAGAGAAATCTTGAAAAGATGATTAACAAGATTGTAAAAGAAAAAACAGATATTCTGGAGTTTAAGTTTAATGAACTTACACTTACAGATGAGATTGCTCAGTCACAAATTATTGAGAGACTTGTCAAGACTCAGGTTATGATGCCGAATGAAGGAAGAGAACTTCTTGGACTTCCTCAGATAGAGGGCGGAAATGAACCTTTTGATCCAAAACCAGAACAAGCAGCAAACGACAATGCAGACCGTGCAAGAGATACCGAAAGAACTAATAACCAGTCTGATGGACCAGCCACAGTAAGTGGAAGAAATCCAAAGGGCGAAGGTCGTAAATCTGACGACGTGTCCGATTTGTCCAAATAGTGATACTTCAATAAAAAAGGGTATATAATAGAATAACCATGATTATATCAAAAGCGCATTGGAATTCAGATGGCGATAATATTCGTCTATCTATGCCACTAACCAAGGTAGATAAAGAACGCAGAATCGTTTCTGGTTTTGCATCCCTTGATAATGTTGACAAGCAAGATGATATTGTAACTGCAGAAGCAAGTATGGCAGCATTTGCAAAGTTCCGTGGGAACATCAGAGAAATGCATCAGCCAGTAGCAGTAGGTAAGATGGTAGACTTTAAAGAAGATAAGTATTTTGATCCAGAAACAAAGAAGTTCTATAAGGGTGTATTCGTGTCAGCGTATGTTTCAAAGGGCGCACAAGATACATGGGAAAAGGTTCTTGATGGAACACTGACAGGTTTTTCTATTGGCGGACGAATGAACAAATGGGACGATGCTTACGATGAAAAGTCAGATAAGTCAATTAGAGTTATTAAGGAATATGACCTGGTAGAGTTGAGTCTTGTTGATTCCCCTGCCAATCAATTTGCAAATATTGTATCAGTTGAAAAGGTTGATGGCGTAGATGTCATCAAGGGAGACGAAACAGTTTTAGAAAATGTCTTTTATGATAAGGCAAACGGAATAGTTGTAGCATCTGAAAACGAATCAGAACTTAGCCCAATTACTGGTGAGCAGATGGAAAACATAGGGTTCGTTGAGAAAACGGATAGTGAAAAAACAAACATGATAAAATTCTTAGTTGATAGTGCTAAAGGCATTAATACTTCTAAGATTAACAAGGAGGTACAACCTATGACAGAAAACACAGAAACAGTTGCAGAAGTTATTGAAACAGAAGCATCAGTAGAAGTAGCAAAGTCAGAGGTCGCTCCAGAGGTTGATGCCGTAGTTGAGGCACCTACAGAAGAAGTTGCTAAGGCTGATGAAGCCCCAGCATCTGAAGAAGTTGCAAAGTCTGAAGAGACTCCTGCAGCAGATGTAGTTGAAGAAGTTACAGAAGTATCTAAATCAGATGAAGCAATTGTTGACTCAGTTGCAGAAATCAAGAACACTCTAGAATCAGCCTTTAGCGATCTAGTTTCAACAGTTAAGTCTTTGCAGGCCGAAGTAGAAATGCTTAAGTCTTCTAAGGTAGATGTTGAAACAGCAAAAACATCATTTGAAGCAGTTGCAAAAGATATTGCAGCAGTGTCAAGTGAATTTAATGAATTTGGTAAGCGTGTGGAACTTGTAGAGCAAGACACTGCTTTCCGAAAGTCTGGCGATCTCGGCGAGATAGTACAGAATCAACCTGAAACGGTTGAAAAATCCCTATGGGGCGGTAGTTTCCTCAAAACAGCCGACTTATTTAATTAAAAAAACAATAAGTAAAAAATCACAGGAGGTGACAATATGTCGGAACAAAATATAGAAAAGAACCAGCCTGGAACTTCAGGTAATCTTGGTGGAACAGCACCAGGACTGTATCAGGGACAAGGTGCATTCGCATCTGGATCTGAAGCAGGTTCAAACGTACCAGGTAATTACACCGATGGTGGTGTCTTGGGTAATATCCCAACAGCACTATCAGGAGTAACATCTGGACCAAATGCAGTTAACCCTTCAGGTGAGGCTGGATCAGGTATCCTACGCCCAGAGCAAGCACGTCGTTTTATCGACTACGTGTGGGATGCTACCATTCTCGCCCAAGATGGCCGTCGTGTTACTATGAGAGCCAATACAATGGAACTCGAAAAGGTAAACGTCGGAGAGCGTGTTATTCGTGCAGCAGCGCAAGCAGTTGGCGATTACACAAACGCAGGTGCAACATTCTCAAAGGTTGAATTGACTACAAAGAAGATTCGTCTTGACTGGGAAGTATCTGCAGAAGCACTAGAAGATAACATCGAAGGTGCAGCACTAGAAGATCACATTGTCCGCTTGATGACAAACGCTTTCGGTAATGATATCGAAGACCTTGCAATCAACGGAACAGGTGCAGGATCAGACGCATTCCTTTCAATCATGGAAGGTTTCGTAAACCGCGTTAAGACAGACGGAGATGCTCATGAGGCTGTAGTAACAGTTGAGAATGACACTTGGTCAACAGACGCAATGCAGAAGATCATTCTTGCAATGCCACGCAAGTATCGTGCTATCAAGTCTAACTTGAAGTTCTATGCTGGTACAGATGCATTCCAGGGAATCATCAAGAACAACGGTACACTCGCAGACGCAGTAGCAGAAGCATTTGCTAATCGTCCAGCAGGTACTGCTGCAAACCGTCAAGCATACCTTGATGGCGCTGGACAGACATTCGGTGGAGCACGTACAACACGTGTTCTCGGAATTGATGTTCAGGAAGTTCCATACTACCCTGCAGGATATGTCGACTTGACATTCCCACAGAACCGTGTATGGGGATTCCAGCGAGATATCACTGTTAACCGTGAATACAAGCCAAAGAAGGACACTGTAGAATACACAGTCTTCGTTCGCTTCGGTATTCAATGGGAAGAGCAGGATGCAATCTCATACGCAGACGCTGCAGCAGATGCATAATCTGTAAACAGTACATTTTAGGGGGAGTAGGAGTTAGTTCTCCTGCTCCCCTTATTACTTATAATGATATAATACTAACAAGGAGGAATTATGGAAAACATTAATGAAAATCCAATTGTAGAAGAAACAACATACGAAGCACCAGTTTTTGAAGCACCAGTTGTAGAAGAACCTGTTGTAGAAGCCCCAGTGGTTGAGCATGTAGAAGAAACTCCAGTTGTAGAAGAAACTCAAGCAGTAGTTGAGGCTCCTGCATATCAAGCACCTGAAGAAGTTCAGGCACTTGGATATGTTGCAGAGGGTGTAATTGGTGCTACTACAGCAGCAGTTGCTTCCCCAAGAAAGAAGAAGGAAAAGGCTACAGAAGTTAAAGAAAAAGTAGCAATTTACTCAACAAAGAATGTTACATGGTCAGAGGTAGGAAAGGTCTATCGTGGCTATAATATTGTCGACAAGGATGCTGCTGAAAAGTGGCTTACTCGTTCACACATTCGCACAGCAACACCAGAAGAAGTTGCCAAGGAATTCGGTAAGTAATTCATGGAGATATTGAGGGTTCCGCCATACGAAACAATTGTAGTAAACTTTGTTGTCCCATCAGGATATAACAATGTAAACATTTATGCAAGAGTTACGGACATGGCGGATCTTTCAGTACAAGATTTAGAATTTTTGGGCTCAGACACAGGAGATGATTTAGAAATTTCTCTTCCTGGAAGATACGATAATAATTACAGAGTAGAATTTTTTAAAATTGTTGGCGGATCAGAAGTTTCAATTCACGAAGAGTACTACGAACTAATCCGACCATATGTAGACCCAAACACACTAGGAACAACTGCATCAGAGATTGCAGAATATAAGATTTTAGAATTAGTAGCAAGATCAATGATAGACACCTTTTGCCCAGAAGGATTTTATAACAAAAAAATAACGATAGTTGGAACTGGAAATGGTTCAGACTATTTTTCTTTATGGGAAAAGGTTTATAGAGTCTTCAAGGTTTATGAGAACAATGTCTTAGTTTACGATAGATCAAATCCAGACTTAAGTGAGTATCAGTATGCAATAACACCAGACAAAACTGCAATACAAAGAGTTCGTGCAGATGTTCTTGAGTTAAATAGATACGAATCAACAGCGCAAAACCTACCAGTGGCAAGTGGAGATCTTGGTTACTATGGATACGAAGGAATATCTTTTCCATCAGGATATGACTACACATTTGTTGTAGATCACGGATACCTTAATGTTCCAGAAGATGTAGAATATGCAACAAAACTATTAATAGAAGATCTTAAGTGCGGTAAGTTAGACTACTACAAGAGATACATAACAGCATACAATACAGATCAATTTAGAATTCAGTTTGATAAGGCAATGCTTGGCGGTACTGGTAACTTCTTAGTAGATAAGATACTTGACAAATATGTTAAGACCATTGTCAAGCCAGGGATAATTTAATGATATGCGAAGAACCAGACTTCACGTTTCCGATGCTTGCAGATGTTTATCATCCTGTAGTTGAGCAAGGCGTTTATGGAAACGTACAAAAGACATGGATATTAGATAGAACAATTGCATGCTCTTTTTCATCAGCAGGCGGAGCATTTAAAGAAGAGTTAACCCCAAACGTAAACATCACAGAAGAAAAACTTTTAATTGGCAGAGTGAAGACTGATATAAGAATGTCCAGTCTTGAAGCCAGAAACTCAATTACAAATGTAATTATTACAAATATTAGAGATAAGAACTGTAACGATATATACACAGAGACTTCTGGCCCACGTGCAGGCAAGTCAACTATATTTGAAATTGCAACGCAAGATCCATTTATGGGACCCTTTGGTTCTGTTGAGTATTACAAACTAATTATTAGAAGATCAGAGAATCAGGCGGTAGATGTATGATAGCCGTTAGATTTGATAACAAAACATTTAAAAAAGAAATGAAAAATATAATTGATTACTCTATTGGCTTTACTGAAGGAATTCAAAAAGGCAAGACTGAGTTTTTAAAATCACTTGGTGTTGAGGTTTCCGAGATTGCTTCTCAGTTTATAGACTCTAGCGCAAGAGTATCTCCAGAAACATTACACCACGTATACGAGTGGTACAAAACTGGTAGCCCAGAGGCAAGACTGTTTGATATAAACTATACTGTTAGCAATGTTGGTCTTTCATTTATCTCATCATTTAGACAGTCAAGTACTGTTAAGCAGGGATCAAAACAAGCATTTCGTAATAAGGCATCAATAATGGAAGATGGAACAACTGTAGTTATAAAGCCACGCAACTCTGAGGTTTTGAGGTTTGAAGTGGATGGAGAAATTGTTTACACTAGAAAGAAAGTTGTGGTTGATAACCCAGGTGGAAGCACACAGAAAGAATTTGAAAAAGCATTTGACATGTTTTTTGGAAGATATTTTACTCAGGCATTTTTACAGAATAGCAACTTAAGACAATATTTTGAGAACCCAATATCATATAAGAAAAATCTAGGGAGAGGAAAGCGTGGTGGCAAGTCTGTTGGTTTATCTACAGGGTATCGATGGGTCGCTAACGCAACGGTGGCATCATAATGGAAGAACCAACATCAACACTTAATACACCAGTCTTGTGGATTAATAAATACCTTCAAGAAAAAATTACAGAATTAACAACACTGGAAGACGTACCTTTCTTTCCAACTGGACCATCAACTCTGGAGGCACTTCAAAGTCAGTTCCCATCTGGTGGAACTATGGCTGTTTGGGACAGAATGTTTAGAATGCGTAGAGGCGCTTTCCCTCATATAAAATGCGAACAGGTTTTATATTATTTTTATTACACAGCAAGTAATACGACTGAAAATATGATAAGGATTCAAGAAGCAGTCTTGAGGCTAATGGATCGTGGAGACGAAAGCGCAGAAGATATTAATGCTTGGGCAAAGGGAAAAACTTTTAACGGAATGACCTGTCAGTTCTATTTCCACAACTTTAAGATATACCAACTAGAAGAGGCACGAGATATAGTCGATTTTGGAACAGCCAGAACTTACGCTGGCAATAAGATTATTATTGATTATGACTATCACCAATCAACCAATAAGTATGAAAGAATTAATCCGTCCCCTGACGAGAATCATAGGCCAAAGTACAATAAAGAGGTAGTTGTAGAAGAGGGAATTCTTCCTTAAAAAGGGATGCTATAATTAAGGTGAGGAAACAAGCCCTTTTAATCCAAAAGAAAAAAAAGAGGTGAAAAAATATGGCATATACACGTGGTAGTTCAAACGATATTATCGTTGGAGCAGCAGCACTCTTCACATATGAAGATGGCGCACTTGCAGACGCAAATGTTCCAGCATACGTAGCAGGCGAATCATACAAGGAAACCCTTGCAGATGACGCAGACTTCCGTAATGTTGGATATACAATGAATGGTTTGGAAATTCAATTCCAGCCAGATTTCGGCGAAGTAGCAGTAGACCAGGTACTTGACGTTGCTAAGTTATTTAAGCAAGGTATGCAGGTAAACCTAAATACAACATTCGCAGAATCAACACTAGAAAACCTATTGTTCGCACTAGCAGGACAAGACGGAGATCTAACAACAGTTTCAACAAACCCAACACTTAACCTTTCAGCAGGAGACATCGGAGATGTCCCAGTTGAGCGTGGTTTGGTAGCAGTTGGTCCAGGAACTGGAAACGCAGCACTAAATGTGGAGCGTGTTTACGTTGCCTACCGTGCACTTTCAATCGAAAGCGTATCAGTATCAGCAAAGCGTGACGAAGCAACAATGTTCGAAGTGTCATTCCGCCTTCTTCCAAATGATAATGCATCATATGGAAAGATCGTAGATCGTACTTACACACCAGCATAATACAACTTAATATGAGAGGCTCAATCCTTCGGGGTTGGGCCTTTCTGTTTGGTATACTTGTATTATGGCAACAACTGTTTATAATACAAAAAATATTGTTCTACAAGATGGTGTAGAGATAGAGTTGGCCCCATTAAAAATAAAATATCTTAGACAGTTAATGGATATTTTTGATGAAGTAAGAAACTCTAAAGGAGACCTTGAAGCAATAATTGCATTATCAAAGTGTGCAAGAATATGCATGAAACAGTTTAGACCAGAAATTACTGAGACTCAAGAAATGCTAGAAGAGTATGTTGACTTACAAAATATATATGACATTCTGGATATAACTGCTGGGATTAAGATTAATGAACAATCAGAAGAGCCAATTAAAAAGCAAGCGGTAGATAGTGGATCTTCTTGGGATGAACTAGATTTAGCAAAACTAGAATCTGAGGTATTTTTGCTGGGCATATGGAAAGACTATGACGAACTAGAAAGATCTTTATCTATGCCAGAGTTAATGATAACGCTATCTATAGGTAGAGAACTAAACTACGATGAAAAAAAGTTCCTTGCAGCAATGCAAGGAGTTGATCTAGACAAAAATAATAGTAAAAGTAATGCCTGGGAAGAAATGAAAGCCAGAGTATTTAGTGGTGGACAAGCAGCCAATGCAAAAGATATTATGGCACTTCAAGGAATTAATGCACAAAAGGCTGGATTTGGAATTGGGATGGGCCTATCCTATGAAAAAATAGAGTAAAAAACAAGCCTGTTTATGGTATAATTAAACAACTACAATGGAGGATAATATGAGTACAGATGTTAAAGATAAGAACGAACTTTCTCTTATCGACGG